ACCCTCCGTAATATCGCAAGAGCATTTCCGTGGCCTCTACGTGCCGCTTTATCTGCTCGATGTCTTCCGCCTTATCGCGCATGAACACAGGCGATCCATTGCCCGCTTTCCGCTGGCGTAAATCCCTCTTGAAAATTTGCAGCGTCAACCGCAACTCGGCCCTAGTGATTTCGGCCGCGCTCTCTGGACAGATTTCTACCTTCACCAGTAAAGCCCTCCCGCGCGCTTTCGTGAGCAGGCCCAGTTGGGCGGCGGTACGTGCCGCCAATCCTCCCGGCGTGAGCGCCGCACCCTGCGGATGATGTCAAGAAGCCAGTTCATGTTTCACCTTTTTCATATTTTTTACCCAAATAATTCCAAGTTTTGATATGACTCAATAACCTTTTCTGACCAATAAGCGGCGCTTGCGTGGCGTTCGATTCGCTCCATCAGCACCACGGCCCTGCTGTACCGGCTCGGCGGTGTGTATGGCCCTTGCCACTTTACGTCTATTCCAACATTTCGCGCCACGTTGCAACTGTCAGCACTCGACAAAGGCAGTTTGCTAAAAATTGTCGGATCAAGCATTCGCAAACCATGTAATTTGCTTTTTGGCGCGCCACGCTCATCGCAAATAATCCGCATCGCATCTGCTATGCGTTTCCACCATCTTTCGTCACCTACAACCGCGTACTCTCCCGAGGAGCCGAGCGCGATTCTGGGATATTCAAGCAACCGGGCCAAACGATCTAGCGACTCGTGCAAATGCCACACCGGCACGCTGACTGCCGCAGGCAAAAGCCAATCCGCCAGCAGTCGATCATTGTCATCCTCTGTGCCGTCAATAACGTCCGGTATTACGCACCAGTCTACCGCAGGGTGCCGTACCCATTTAGAAGCCCAGTCTGCATATCCCGTGAAATCGTAAGTTTTTTGCTGTTTCCATGCCGAAAACGCGCCGTTGTCCAACACAACGGATTGGCAGATTTCCGCCGCCACTTCCAGTTGTTCGGGGTGTTCGTAACTCACCATCGCGTGTTTGCCAGCAAAAGACTTCACAAAGTCTTGCATCGGATTCATCGGAGTGCCGTGGTAGTGAATCATTTGACCCACTTCCACCGAGCGCCCTTTAACACGTTACGAATTGAATCAACGCTGACGTTGAATTTACGAGCCAGTCCTTTATTACTTAACTGAAGCCTTAATTTTGCAGATGCTCGAATCTCTCGAACTATATCTGGATTTAGTTTCGACATACCGTTGTCATTGCCTAACAACTTGGTCATTCTGCACCGCCTTCGTAAATTCAATCACCTGGTCGCACCGGCCGAGCGAGTATGCAGCCTCGAGTGCGGCCACCACCATGGCAGGCGTCGGCCTAGTGCCGAGCAGTTCGGCAATAGCGTGCAGGGCTTCCTGCGAGGATTGGTTAGTCATTGGCTATATCCTCCGCCATATGCGCGGCATACGTGCAAAACCACGCGGCTTTGCGTAAATCCTGCGCTGTCGGTGCGCCGTCTTTCTTGCCAGCGCGCCCCAGGTACTTCAGCGCCGAGCCGTGGCAGTACGCCATCGTCCCGCGCTGCCCGAGGATCGAGCGGATGACGTCGATCATTTCCGCATCTACCCCGCCGATTCGCAACTGGTAGTGCCGTGGCGAATCTACCGGGTCGTGGGTTAGGTCTTGGAACATTTCGTCGTCGTCGGTGTACATTGGCTCGGCCATTACGCAGCCCTCTTTTTAAGTTTCTCGTTCAAGTCGTGCAGCGCCCGCAGATGCAAGAACGCGGGCCACGCATCGTCAGCCAGGCTTGGATAGAAGTGGTGCCCAAAGTCGCCGTTTTCTTTCGAGAAGCGCAGCAGATGGTATCCGCCGTCGATCCTCACGCCCTTGCATTCTTCGTAGGCTTTTGCGTAGGCGACCAACTGGATCAGATACTCGGGATATACCCCGCCGCTGGTCTTGAAGTCGCCGAGCACAAGCCGACCATTCAGCCGCCCGATGAAGTCGAGCGTGCCGCCGTAGCGGTGCTTCTCCGACAGTACCGGTACCTCGCACTCGAGGATTTCCAGTTGCGTGCCCTTGCACCAAAACTCGAACGCCGAATATGCGCTGACGACTTGCGCGCGAAATGCTGCCTTGTCCAGCGTCTCGGCTTTCTCCATCACGGCGTCAAGATGCGCGGTCGGATTTCCGCCCTTGACGAAGACTTCGCACATTTCGTGGACGCACGTCCCGATCTGCAAGGCATCGTTACCGTCGTACAAATTGGCCGGAGCGAACTGGCCCTTGCCTTCGAGGTTGCCGTGGGCGCGACCCGTTTTATAAGCCCAGTTGATGAGCGCGCCGGGGTCTTTGATCTTGAGAATGGTAGTGACGGACGGCACCTTCGTGCCGTCTGCCAGTTTGTAACCGTAGCGAGCGGTAGCCATCAGAATGCCACCTCATCGTCAACGAACGCAGCCGGAGCGGCCGGAGCGGGTGCTGCGGCTTTCGGCTTGTCGATGATGCGCGCGGCGATCTTGTCTTGAACCCATGAGGGGAGGCGGTCGAAGGTGTCTGGATTAGGCGTGTCGGTCGAGAACCACAACGCCTCGCCCTCGAGCGTCGGGGCGGTCATGCCTTTGGGAAGGGGCATAATGCTGGTTAAATTGGCGTAGGTCTTGTCACCCTTCGTGCTGTGGGTCACGTTGATGAACGCGGGTTTGCCAAGCACGGCTGTAAGGTCGAACTTCTTGAGTTCTTCCGGCGTGAACGCGCGGCCACGCCACGATTGCAGCAACTGGCGCAGCGTCGCCTTCTCGTTCAGCGACAGGCCGACCGTGCGGCTGATGACTGCGGGCAGGCTTTTGGTCTCGCCTTCCTTCGTAAACTCCACGCGCTCGCTCGGAATCTGGAACCGCAACAACAAAGTACGCTTCGGTGCGTACTGACCACCGGGTGAGGGCTGCACACCAAGATCGACGACCATATCGCAGATGGCGGCGTAGGCTCCGGCTTCGAGTGGCTTGCGCTCTGGATAGTTGCCGCCAGATGTTGCGCTTACATAAATGCTCATTACTTCTTACTCCTTGACAGTGGTTACTTCTACATCACACGAGTGTCCGTCGCATGGCTCGATGGCGCAGGCGACGAGGCACAAAAAAAACATGGCGATTACTTGCGGCCAGGGGAAGGGGCGGTTCATACGACCACCTCAAAGACGCCTTGCATGGCTACCTGGTCATAGCGATAGGCTAGTCGGCGCTGAGCAGCGCGAATCGTGTTTCGGTGGTACTTCTTCAGCGGTATCCACTGGCCTTTCGGCAAATCGGCACTGACGTAAAGCCGCTGAAGCGGATCAACCTTAGAAAGAATCATCCGATACTCGCCAGCGGCGATCTTATCTACAATTTCTTGCACCGCATTTTTATCGTTCGACATTGCTTGCTCCTTCTTATCGCTTCTGGCCCGGCACCGCGCCGTCCATGTGAGAGACTGTACAGGAGGCCAAAACATAACACAAGCACTTTTTGTTACTCGCCGCGCTTGACATCCACTAGGTGAACAAACTACCTTTGTGCCATGAAGAAGCAAACCACTCAAACCGCCGCCCTTGTCCGCGCTGTGGACAAGTTAGGCGGACAGACTGCCGCCGCCCGTAAACTTGGTGTTACACAGCAGGCGGTGCAATACTGGATCAAAACAGGCCGCGTTCCGCCGCTTAGAGTGCTTGCGCTCGAGGCTGCGAGCGGGGTATCACGAAAGGCGCTTAGGCCGGATATCTACCCATGACCGACCGGCCGAAAACAAAGGCCGCTGCATTGGCAGAGGTTCGGGAACTTATAGACAGGTTTTCCACAGGCGAGATATGGGCAGATGAAGCCCGAGAGCGGCTGTCTGCGATAACGAATACAGACTTGAAGTACGTGGTAAAGAAAGAAAACCCAGAGTTTCCTTCAGACAACAGGCATATTCATGTTGTGGCGTATGACTGGACGGCCCCGGCGCAGTGGTCGTGGCGTAAGGCAATTGACGCGGCGTATGCGAAGGATTTAGAAAAGTATCAACTGGAAAAGCAGTTTCAAAAAAATATTGCGGCTCTGCGGATTGCAGTTCGAGAGCATATGCGAGCGTTCAAGGATCAATGCGTCGAGCAGATATGCGCCAATGAAAACTGTCGTGTGCCTTACGATATAACAGTCGATCATGTTGGCGAGCCGTTTATCAGTATCGCCTCGGACTTCTTGAAATCAAGAGATATAAAACTGTATCAAAAGGACGGTATAGGCGACGTGATGGCGGATGCCTCCGTCGAGGCGGAATGGGTAGAGTTTCACGGCAAACGCGCGGCTTATCAGTTGCTTTGCCGGTCATGCAACAGCAGCAAAGGCGCTGGGGGTTACAAGAGATGACATCACAAAGCATCACGCGGGTGGGAGACAACGGCCCGCTGATTACCTACACGGTTTTCCAGGACGTCTGGCCGCGCGAAAAGACGGAATTCGCCGATTCACCCTGGGTGGAACTTGTCCGCAAGTTGGCTAACCCTCCGGTGCATATGACGAAGGCGGCGTGTCCGCTGCTGTCGCTGTGTGAATACGGCGATCAGCCGTCGCCCTCGGGATACTTGCGCTATGGCGAGAACGTGCGGCGGGTGTACGGGATCGAGGTTGACTACGACGGCGAAGAAGTCACGCCGGAGGAAGGGCACAAGCGATTGCAGGCCGCTGGGCTTGTCTCGATGATTTACACCTCGGCGAGTTACACCGAAGGCGCACCGAGATGGCGTGCGTTGATGCCGCTATCCGAACCGGCTGCGCCCGCACAGCGCGCCGTGTTCGTAGCCCGCGCTAACCGTGCGCTGGGCGGGATCGCTAGCCGCGAATCGTTTACCCTGTCGCAGTCGTTTTACTTCGGCGCAGTGCGTGGCGCTCGGTATAAGTGGTTCGAGTCGCATGGCCGGTGCATCGATCAGGCGGTAGACCTTGAGCCGCTGTACCACCAAAGCAAAGGCACGGACGCCAAGACCGGGCGAGATACGCGCAGCAATCAGCAGTTGCTTGAGGCATTCGCGCGTGGCGAGGGGCGCTACGAATCCATGCTCAAGTTGTCGAGCCGATGGGCGGCGCGCGGCATGGCTTATGATGACATCGTGGCTGCGCTTAACGAACTGTTGGACAGTAGCGGGAGCAGCCTAAACGGCGACGGGATCGACCTTCGCAGCCGCATCGAGCCGATGGCACAGAGCGCCGTGCGTAAGTTTGGCGGGACAATGCCGGAGGTGCGCCTACAGGGCGTGCCGCAGCCGCCGCCGGGAAGGTTCGACGATGCCGCAGACTGGTCGGCATTTCCCGAGGCTCAAGGGCTTGAGCGGACATCGGAACCGGCCACGGAACCGGCCAAAGAGGCGCAGCACGTAGCCGCAGAGAGCATCGTCGCGCGGCGCTGGCAACCGATAGAGGCCGATTGCATACCGCCTCGGCAGTGGCTGTATGGCTTCCACTATATGCGTCGCATGGTGTCGATGACGGCAGGCGCGGGCGGTGGCGGCAAGTCGTCGATGACGATGGTGGAGGCGGTCAGCATGGCGCTCGGGCGGGACTTGCTGCGCGGTAAGTGGCAACTGCCGACCGGGGCGCTCAAGGTCTGGATTCACAACGGGGAAGACCCGCTGGACGAATTGCAGCGTAGGCTTGTGGCGATCTGTAAGCACTACAGCCTAGACCCGCAGGAGGTCGCGCAGAATCTGTACCTCACCTCTGGCCGCGATACCCGCATTATCGTGGCCGAGGAAGCGGACGGCACGGTAATGCAACTGCCTGCCGTGCGGGAGCAGATCGTCCGCTGTGCGCTCGATGAGCGGATCGACGCGATGATCCTAGACCCGTTCATTTCGACGCACGCGGTCAATGAGAACAACAACCCCGCGATGGAAAAGGTCATGTGGGAATGGCGCGCGATAGCCGAGCAGGCGAACCTGGCGGTCGAGATCGTGCATCACTTCCGAAAGGGCAACGGCAACGAGGCGTCGAGCGAGGACGTGCGCGGTGCGTCGGCATTGCTCGGGGCGTGTCGTAGCGTGCGGATTGCCTCGCCGATGGGGCAACCCGAGGCGGAACGGTACGGTATCGAAGCGAAGGATCGGCGGCGCTATTTCTGGCTTCAGAATCCAAAGGCCAACATGAGACCGCCGACGGACGAGCGGCTGTGGCGGCAACTGGTCAGCATCGATCTGGGCAACGGCGATGCGGTGTACCCAGACGGCGACAAGGTGGGCGTGGTCGATGAGTGGAACCCGCCGACTGACGCGCAGATGTCGCCGGGTCAAAAGGCGGTCATTCTGGCAGACATAGATGCGACGTATCAGCGCGACCCGTTGTTGGTGCGGGCGGATGTTCGCAGCGCGCAATGGGCTGGGCAGATCGTGGCGAAGCATATGGAGTTGGATGTTCACGATGCTGGGGCGCGGTCGATGGTTCGGCGTGTGCTCGATGAGTGGGTGTCGGAGGGTAGCCTGGTCAAAGTGTCGGCTCGCGATCATGCGAAGGGGCGGTACATTTCGGCGTTCAAGGTTGGCGACAAGAAGGCCGAGGAGGATGAGGTTGTGCCGTTTTGAGCAACGTAATTGCCCCCAGTTTCCCCAGTTATCCCAAGTCTTTCCCCCAGTCGGAAGGCAACTTGGGAGGGGACACTGGGGGTCTTTCCCCCAGTTCCCCAGTTCCCCAGTTGTATATAGGGGGATCAACTGGGGGAACGAAGAATCAATGACTTACGCACGTTTTGGTTTTCCCCCAGTTGTTCCCCCAGTTAGAGAGGCACGATGAGACATTCCCCCCAGTTGGTGAAGCGATTGAAGATGCCGGAGCCTACCCCGACCACGGCGGTCGGCGAGCGGCTATTACGGCACGAAGGGCCGGAGGCGCTATCCATGATGCTGGCCTTCCAGCAGACCTTCGGCGCGCGGGTGCTGCACTACCAAGACCCCTCCGGCCAAGTCGGCAACCGCCCCGCATGGGCCACGGACGAGGACGCGCTATGACCCAAACCGCCCTCCACCTCCGCCAACCGCTCCAATGGCTCTCTCATCCATTCTGGGGCCACGTCAGCGCCTGCCGCACCTACGCCATACGCCAAGACCAAAACGGCCCAGACGGGCTATACGTGGCTTGGACGCACAACGAGGACGGGCGGCGCATCCCGAAGTGTCTGGGGCTGTACCAGACCTTCCAGCAAGCCGAGGAGGCGTGTACACGTTATGCGCCGTAACTGTCCTATATGCGGGGTCGAGTCGGTGGGCGGTAAGCCGCACAACTACCACCTCCACCAATCCCTAACGCCGGAAGCCCAGCGCGCGGCATCGGAGGCTGTGCGACTGGGGAATAAGCGAACGGAGTATCAGCGCGAGTATTACTGGCGACACGCCGAGAAACTACGAGACCGCAGGCGGGAACAGAAACGCGAACTGTACCGGCTGCGAAAGACCACCAAGCCAATCATCGAGGAGTTATGCAAAGCAGTAGACCTAGCCAGAATGACGGCCAACTGGTAGCCGACGATCAGCCGATCCGTGCGCTATGGGCGGCAATCGTTTACCAAGCGATAGCCGACCTCAACCGCGTTGGATATGCACGCCGGGCAAAGGAGTGGATCTACTCCGACCAGCAAGGCGTCGGATCGATGCGCTGGGTCTGCGACATGATCGACCTAGACTATGACCGGCTGCAAATGCTGAGCATGACGCGAGAGGGGCGGCGACAGATTCTCAAGAAGGGCACGAAATGAGATACGGAAGCGTGTGCAGCGGCATAGAGGCTGCGACCGTAGCCTGGCATTCGCTTGGATGGAAAGCCGCTTGGTATAGCGAGATTGAGCCTTTCCCATGTGCTGTGCTCAATCATCATTACCCAATCGTCCCAAACTACGGCGACATGACCAAATACGAGGAATGGCCCAATGAATCAATCGACCTTCTTGTTGGAGGAACCCCCTGCCAATCCTTCAGCGTCGCGGGGCTCCGCAAAGGGCTTGCCGACCCCAGAGGCAACCTCATGCTTACGTTTCTTGCAATCGCTCAACGTCACCGGCCTC